GAGTCCATTCGCCCTACACCAAGACATCATTTGAGATCGAGTCATTGATTGACTGAATCCGGGGTCTTCTTCAGGTTCCGGCTCCGGCTCCGGCTCGGGCTCGGGCTCAGGTTCTTCAATTGCTTCCATCATGGCAGCGGCCTGATCAGTGGCTCCAACCACTTCCCACATACCGCCTCCGTTTTCAATACTGGGCATGATCACTTCTTTGATGAACTCTTCAGGAATATCATCACGTTCCATGCCCCGGCCAAAACCATACCGGACATCGTTGATTAGAATCTCGGCATATGGTCGTGCGCCCACATATTTGAGGGATAGAGCCACTTGGCTCACCTCAAGCATATAGAATTGTTATGCGATGCGTATCGCCAGCGGTTGCGGCGGCGGTTGTGAAGGTTGGAATACCTGCTGCGATATGAACTAATGTTGGCATTTCAAACCCACCTGACATATTGTGAACTCCAAGGATAGCATAACAAGTGGTTCCACTGACTCCTGTGATATTGGTTGTTGCCAAATTCACAGTTGTGATTGTTGATGCTGCGGCACAGGCTACATCCAATATCATCATCTTCAGTCCACCTTCTGCCTGTCCTGCTGATACTCCAGCAATGCCGGATAGCCATGCTGTGGAATCGTTCTTCGTTCCCATCCATAGTCCTTGATCAAGCACTACACTTGCGGTTGTTTCTTCTATATTTCCTACTACTGCCATTTCATCATCTCCATTTCATTTGTTTCTGATTTCATATTCAAGCACTGAGGTCCCTCACCTTACCATGTGCCTTGAAGAAGAGTTGCCATAGGTTGCCCATTGTGTGGAACAATCCCATCTGACCAAGCCTGTTGATGCCGAATGGATCTCCGGTTTCGATACCACTCTCGTGATACAAGGTTGGTTTTGCTGTGCAGAAGTATAGGTAATCTGTGTCGAGGTAATACATTCGACTGATTCCACCTGCTGGGGCGTGAACGTCTTTGGATGGGATTAGTGGGACACCGTTGTAGGTAGCCACAATGAATCCTGCTTCCATTCCGGGAACACCCTTGACGCCATTGACGCCGGGAACGACTTTCTTCATTTCTGTGAAACGCTGTTGTGGCTGGAGTAGTTGTTGGATCTTCTCCAGTGTATCATATCCAGTTAGGATAACCTTTGGCTGACCTCCAGTCTCCCATACTTGACGGAACATTCCATCCATGATATTCAGGGTTAGAGCCCTCTCGGTTCCAGTTGCTCCAGCATCGACGTTGGCATCATACCATTGGGATGAACCAGCAGTTGCGCCTGCACGAGTTATGTTGTAGGTGTCGTGATCCGCTTCGTGGCTCACATCACCGAAAGAAGTTGCTTCAGTGAATGAAGAAGAAGTAATACGGTCAAGCGACTCAAAATCATTGAGAGTTGTGGTTCTTGTGTCAATATCCTTCAAGAGCATCAAGTTGATGGTCTCAGCGTGATGCTTTGCCATTTCCATCTTCATGACTGCACGAGCATCGCCAAGTCCGTCATCCTTGTCTGCCAAGAACATTGCAGTCTCGGTCAGGTCAAAGGTGTGGGCCACGGTTCGTGGCTTGTCATTGACGTGCAGGAATGTTGGCTTGGTGGTGTCAGGGAGAGTTGCATTCTCAGGAACTCCGCCACCCTTGGTTGAATCAGGCTTGGCAGTGACGACTCTCCATCCACTCTTCTCCCAAGGCTTCTTTGGCAGAATACTGAAGGCGTTGAATTCTTGATTCAGTTGACTCCATACTTTGCGACCAAATATTGCTTGGTAGGTTCCAGTGGTGGTGGACATCAATGGGCTGTCGGCTTTCAACAAGTCTGTTCCAGCGTATGCCCATGCGTTCTGTCCCGCACCAGCACCGTAGTATAGACGCTCCATGTCTTCGATTGTTCGTAGGTATCCTCTTGATCCGCTCATATTTTTCATCTCCTTTCATTTATCATTGTTTGACTTACCGAGATTCATTCTCCTCGGAGAGCCCTCCTTGCTAAGTCTTCAGCAGCGAGCCAGCCATCTATTCCGCTACCCATTGCATTGAACTCTTCATGTGTTGGAATACGGACACTGGTAGTCTCAGGGACTGCGACAGCCGATTTCTGCAAATCAGTATTTTCTTGCTTCAAAGAAGCCACTTCATGACGTAGTTGGTTGATTTGTCCTCCAAAGTCATTCTGCTTGCGAACTTCAAGCGCATGAGTTGTTTCGACATCATACCTCTCTTTCCACTCCTTCTCAACAAGGGACTTGACTGCCTCTTCATCACGGATTCCGGCGTAGGCTCGGTATCCACGTTCCAAAGAATTAGGGGTGAGGTTCAATCCTCCGCCCTTGATCAGGTTCTGATTACCCTTTGGCTGGTTGTAAGCCATGTTCCGAACTCCGGGTTGCTTGATTACGTTCTGATTGCCGCTTGCAGCAGGGAGGCTTGGGTAAGATGGTTCAGTTGCAGATTCACCGCTACCGACTTCATCACCCTGACCACGGTGGCCGTATCCACCACTACCTTCTTGGAGGTATGCCTTCTCAAGGCCAAAATGACCACGAAGGGCATCAAGATTGACACCAGCCTCATGTGCAAACTTCTCAAGTGAGTCGATGTAAGCAATTGCCGCACCGTCATCATCAGACTTGGTAGGACAACCTGAACAGCCATCCGACTTGCATACGCTGCAATTGTTATTCTTTTCTTCGGTCTTCTCGATTTCACCTGTATCTATATGTTTCAATACTCGGCTTAGTCCATCTCTTATTTCATTCAAGGTTTCTGCTTGGTTCATGTTTTCATCTCCTGATTCATCCATTTTTAAGATTGTATAGCGGGCTTCAGGGTTGATGCCCTTCTTGCACAAAGTAATCTCGTGCAATTCCAAATCGGTGATCTCCCTGTGCGTTCCATGCTCAGGGGTGGTCTTGGTCACTCGGAACAATGCCTGTCCACCGATTGAAAATGCTTTCAGGTCGCCATTGCGAACCTGCTTCTGAACTTCACGAGCCTTTTGGATGTCATCTCTAATGCGACATACAACAAACAATCCATGCTCATCGACTTCAGACTTCCATATGCGGCCTGAGTCATCAGTATAGGAATCAACGACTTCACCCACTTGAATACCACTGTGAGCGAGTTGCACGTTTCGGAATGCTTTGTTGCTCATGAACTTGTCAAACGCCTTACCAAGTGCATCAGCAGGGATTCTATCTCCCTGCTTATCCACCATATCAACGCTGGCGTAGCCTGCAATAAGCAAATCATTACCTTCCGCAGCCTTGAGTAGGAACTCACTACCAGTAGCCGAAAACCCACAGGTTCTAACTTGTGGAGTAGCAATCATTTGCTGTGCCATTGACCTTGTTGAATCATGTTTATCTATATGAATGGTTATGTTTGACAAAAGGTTCCTAAATGACGTGGAGATTGTTTGTAAAAACTGCAAATCTAATCAATCATCGGGGGCTCCTCTAAATCAAGAGGTTGGTCATCACTTGCGCCTCCATGTTCATTGACAATCTCTTCTTCATCCTTTTGTTGATTAGGGGTTCTCTTAGGATACCTCATTATTGCACGTTCTCCTTCAACATCAAGAGTAGCACTGCCATCAAGTGTTTCATCAGTCCTTACTTGAAGATGATATGCAATGGGTGGTTTTTCAACCTCCTCATCATCCTTTCCTTCAGCACCAAATGTAGTAGCATCATCATCAACCAATTCAGTGGGGCCTCGTGGAGCAGTGACATCGGCTTGCATACCCGACCATGCCCCCCCATCGGGTGAAGCACGATTCATGCGTGGGAATGCAAAATTCTCGATTATATCATCATCAATGGCCTCATTTACAGTCCATTTATCCCCATTCTCGGTTCTTTCGACCCCATATTCAGGACCATATACTTCTATCATCTTCGGAGTCAATCCTTTGACTTCAGTGCATAACTCCTCAGAAGTCTTTGCTTCATCATCACCAGTCAAATGACGACGAGCATGAACCATCATTTCACCAACCTTTTCCCGTTCCCCGCTATCATCTAATAATTCAGGGGCTTTAACAAGTAAGTCATTCTTCATCTTCTTTCGCTTTTTTGGGCGTTTTCTTTTAACAGGTGCAGAATGAACGGCTTGATGGGTTCCCTGAGTTGTGGAAGACACCATACCTCCTCCATCTCCCTCTTTCAATAAAGCAATAGCAACCGGCCCCCATATCCGAGTCTGTGTCCGAGCGTGACGGATCAGGGTTGGCATTCCTTCATACTTTTCAATATCCATACCATTTTCATTCATTGTTCCCGAAACAAATACTGGTTCAAGCAACCCGGGATATGCTAACAATATCTGTTCTCCCTTTACCATTACTTCAGGCAATGGAGGATATGGGACCTGTTTTGAAATCTCTTCACTGGCAAAATGAACCCATTTAGGATGGGTTTCTTTTTCTTTCATGAAAGTCGATGTTGCATCTCGGATCAATAATTCAGCCCCTCCTAATGATTCAACAGCCTTATTCAATCCATCCTCATCAGTAGTAATACATGAAGTTGGCATAGGAAAATGCACGAATTCATCAGAATGGTAAAGTGTGCGTAGCGCATTCAACCTATCTTCAAGTGGTTCCATGTGAAGGTCTGTCCCTTTATGCACCAACAAATCCACTACATTCAACAAATCTCCATCAACATACCCATCAACAGTAAAATCACCCTTTCTCTCTTTCAATGCTTTTTTGATTTTTGATGACAGATCAAGAGGATCGACTCGCTTATTCTCTTTCTTGATGAACATACGCTTGCCTTTTGGCATTTTTTGAACAACCCATTCGCCACTGAATCCTTTGATAGTCAATAAATCATCAATTCCATAAACAGTATGTGCAGGGCGGGTAAGGGTTTTGAAAACCCCATTCGGCTCATAATCATCTGATTTGTGAAGCAATCCTGTTTGAAGTGGGGAATACCCCAATGAATCAACCGCTGATATAGCATTGATGTCTTTGTCTTTTGGCAATAGATTAGAACTGGCTAAAGCAGGTGAAATTGCACTGACATGACCCTCATGGGCTGTTCTTTGAAGTAAAGTGAATGGCTCATCAACAACATTGAACGTCATACCTCCTTGTTTAGGATCGAAACGCCAAGTGAGATTTGTAGGCATTTCATGCCCCCAAGAATCCGTATCGCCCGCATTATAGACAGGAGGAACTATCGCATGGGAATCGGGATGCACTGGACCCACTGGTCCCATTTTTGTTGCCAAACCATTTCTTGTGAGAGCGGGGGCTGGGGATTTGTATGAATCTCCCATTTGTAATCGCATCAAAGCAAAATTCGCAGCAGAAGCAATCTGTTGAAGATTGCCTCTCGCAATAGTATGCCGCTGTGGATCCTCTGAATCAAATGGATTCAATACTTCAGAACCGAATTCTTTCATCACCTTTTGAGACATCTGTTGCATTACCCGCCCAATGTGTTGATCTGATGCAGCAAAGTGATTGTTATGATGAGTCCAGTATTCATCTGTCGATGATGGATGTGGTTCAGCACCAAAACCACTACGGGGCGCACCAAGATCGGTATGTCTTGTCAAAGACCTGCCCAATGGACTCATCAATAGACTATCAGTAGGCACAATCATTCTCCCCCCTGCTCCTTGTATTTCACTCGGATGAAGATGTGCATGATTCGATGCAGAAGACCACATCGACCTACGTTTGTCAAAAGTATCATCGGGTGTAAATCCTGATGTCAAAGATGCTTTTGCGGAGTCATCCTCTTCCATTTCATTGACCGTTTTGGGAAAATGACAACCACCATGACTATGTGAACCGTTAGGACTTGCAGGATGTTCAGCAGATTGGTGAACAAGCACATCATTCATCCACCCTCCATTGAAAATATCAGGATAAGATTGACTGAGAACACCATTCAAGGATTCACGATT